CTGTCTGCCCTTTTCGACCCGTTCCATGTTCTTCTCAATCCCCAAGAACCTGTTATCAGGGTATCTCTTTGACATATAGAACATATCCCCACCCTGCCCGCAGCACAGGTCAAGGATGGTCGTAGAGGGTTTAATGTATCCTACCGTGTCCAGCCAATCGCAGAACGCTACGGTGCTTCTGCGTCCTTCAAAACCCCTGTCGTGGTAATCTTGAGTGGATGCGTCTTTCATAGGTATAAGTGTGTCAATCCCTGGGGATGACCGAACCCGTATAACAGACCGCTTTTGGTTTTCATTACCTGTGACCTGACCCCGTGGACGGTAACCTTGACCCCCCGTCCCTTGGCGAACCCGCACCAGAAATCTATCCCGTCCTTTTCGTGGTTATACTCTAAAGGATTATCAAGGTTTATCCCATACAGGTCTATTTCTTCATACCCTTCGTAGATAGCAAGAGCAAGTGCATAAGCGATTGTATTTGAGAAGTAATCCACCCCGAACTTTTCTATAATTTCTTTTAGGGGGTAGTTCTCCTGTCCGATAAATGGTGTATTGGTTTCGTCCGCTAACTTTCTTGCATCTGAAACATTCGTGTCGGCTTCGAGGTCTGATGAGATTATTCTTGTCACAGGACGAAGTTTAATGACATCGTTCATCCCCCATGATTCACCGTCTTCAGGGGCTTCTGCCCATCCCATATCCGCGCCGATGATACTGACTTTCTTCATTGAACCCTTTCTTAAAGTGGGGGAGAGATTTTACCCCTCCCCCATTAAATGTTTAAGAATCGACCACGGGGTCAAGCAGACCGCTTTTAGTTACGGTATGTGCCGCTAAGTTGTTAAAGCCCATGCAGTTCGCAATGGCAAAAGAACCTGCGAGAGCCGTTTTACCCAAGTTCCCAAGCCTGTTGTCCGCAACAAGACCCGTGGAACCAGCAAACAAAGAAACACCCACCACCGTCGTCTGAGAACTCAGAGAACCCAAGATGTTACCCTGAATCGTCAGGTAGGTCGAGGCTGTGGTCAGGCCACCCAAAACAAACGAAGTTGCCGCCGCCGCCCTCGGAACCAGGATTTGATTGTTGGTGATGGAGATGCTATCCCCGCCGACAATCTGTATCCACCCGGTAGTACCCGTAGGAGCAGTAGTCCCCGTGTGTTTGCAGTTGGTAATAATCATCCTCACCGCAGCCGCCGTACTGATACACCACGAAATACAGGTGTAATTGTTGGTTGTGTCTTCAACATAGTCAACAGCGTTGATGACGCAATCCGCAGCACTCACGGCGAAAATATTTGCCGTTTCAGTGATACCCGCCTGGGTGATGAAATTTGCGAAATAAAGGTTTGCCGCAGAACAGGCTATGGTAGCCGTTGTTGCGGTGGTCTTAATTAGCGGTCGTGAAGACCCCCACCCAAGACCTACGATGGACGTTCCCGCAAGGGGTGTCCAAGTACCTGCCGCAGAAAGACTCTCCCTATGAAACGGCATCATAACGATGACATCACCGTTACTTGCAACCGTTTTAGGGATAGCAGAAGCGACAGTCAAAAGGGGCGTATCAGGAGATAACCCGTCGTTGTTGCTACTACCTTTCGTGGAACTGACAAAGTAGTAGCTTCCGGTTGACACAGGAATGACATTACCAGACCCTATCACCGGGACTCCGAAACTGGAAACTCCCGCAGGAAATCTTGAAATAGGCATTATGTCACCTCCTTATGTCACATTCTGATAGTAGAATGCTGGCCAGCTAAGGAACCCATAGCCCCAATAGGCATACAGGGAGAACTTCAGGCGATAGGTTTCAAAGTCAATCTTCGCTGCGCCTTCCTCTTCCACTCTCGTCACCCACACCGCCAGTTTCTTCAGTAAGTCCCAGTCAACCATGATCCATGACTTCGTTGAATAATCATTGAAATACATGGAAGTCTGATATTCCCACTTGCGGTTTGCCTGAACGTTGATCGTTCCTTCCGCCGAATACAGACCCTTGGGGGTTGCCGTCACTTCCTCAAACTTCTGCTCGAGTGTCGTGGGGCCGATGAAACCGTTGGGATTGATATACAGCAATTCGCCGTTAAGACCCCTGAACCCCTTCATAAGGATTCTCGTTGCCTCAACTGCGGTAGGACTGAATGCAGTCGTACCCAAGTTGCTGTAACCGCCTGCGGTAGTCGTGACGTAATCATTCTTCGTGGTATGGACGGTGGACGCGATAGCAACGCCTTCCTCGTTCCATGACATGAAGTCAAACGCCGCAGAGTTCATTGCAGCATATCCCTTGATTGCCGCTTTCTCTTTGGTTCTGTGAGAGGCTTTGGCAAACTCCGCAGGCCAATCTTTCATCACCTGATAGAGATTGTTGAGCCACAGTTTTCTTTCCAGTTCCACCGCAGAAGCAAATTCCGCGGGTTCGATACGCACTCCGTAACCAGGAGCCACATCGAAGTACCTTAACGTACCGTTGAAACGCGGAATGTCCGGCAGACCGGAAACCTGATATTTTTCGTAATACGCTGAGTCAATGGACAGAGGGGAATATAGTTTTTCCCTCATGGGCGTTATCTGATGGATTTCATCAGTGACCTCTCCAAAGACCTTATCCCATCCTTTACGGACGAGTTCTTGAAATCTTGATTGATTCATAGGGTTGGGCATCTAAAAATACCTCCTTATATCACACCCTTACACGTTTACACGCGTTGAGTGCTGTCATTTTTTCTTTAAGGTCACGTCTAAAAGCTATGACTTCATTGGAAAGGGTTTTATCTTTCCCCCTTCCTCCCCTGACAATATTTACGGTTTTACAAAATTCAATACCTAACAGAACTTGTGCTTTCTTAACTCGGACAAACGGTAAAATGTCTGACAGAAATTTATCTACATCAACCGCACGATAAATCACCCATTGATGCTTAGTCGGATACAGGTGAATGGAATCTTCATACGGTCTTGCAGAACATTTGTAGATTTTCCCGCCATACGCTTCTTGAATCCAATCAAGGATTCCCCTTGTCTTTTGGGAAATACCAACACCGATAGAATGATGGTTCCCATAAAGCATAATAGAAACGTGTCCGTCTCCGTCAAAAAAGCCCGCAACATACGCTTTGTCAGTTTCAGAAGTAAATCCTTTAGACATAATGTCCTTATGTGCTTCTGGTGTCGCCGAGGAAGTGGATAGCATTGAAACGGAAAATCAGTCTTTCCTGACCTGATTTAGCGAAATCCAATTCCTTAACGTCCAGTCTAAAATAGTTTGTCACAGGCCCCACCGCGCAGTCAAAGCACATACCGATATAACCGGCAGTAGAATTGATCTGGGCATAGGATTGACCTTGCCTGTATGGAAGAACAACGAAGGTGTCGCCAACCGCGATAGCATTCGGGAACGCCATCGTCTCCGTATGAACCGTGGTACTTGCCGAATGGAGAATACGGTAGATACCCGCATTCGCCCCTGTACGGCAATAAATCGTACACATTTCCGCAACCGTTATAACATCGCAAGCGTTGGTCGTGACCGAAGTACCGGCCGCATTAGCCGTGGTACAAGTCAACAGCGTAGGAGCCACGCCGTAAGTGGCATTATAGATCGGCCCTTCCAACGTGGTGTAGGGTGTCAACATAGCCACCTGAACCATCGGTGCGGTGTCGCCTTTGGGGTGCATGCCTTCTGCGCCCATCTTCTGAATAGCCGCCTGAGCAGCCTGTGTAAGAGCAGTCGTATGGAACTGCCCGTAAGTCGCATTAAAAGTTTCAGTCAACGGATAGTTGTTTGTACCCGTGACCACGCCAAAAATGGCTTGCTTATTGGTGATGTCGGCAATTCCAGCCGCAATAGCCAACGGGTTCATCCCGTTGAATGCCGTAAGCTGGAGTTTTACCAACTGCCCAATACTCAGGAATGTCGTGCCTGAGTTTACTGAATCTATGGGGAACCATGCCTGTTCTATGGCTTGCGATCCCTGCGCGATTTTAAAAGCCATCGCCTTACCTCCTTATTTGTAATTTTTGCAGCCGCATAAAGGACAACCAGAAGTAACTATTGTTGTATTGTTGTGCATCCCTTCCATTGCGCTGCCTTGTGAGTCAAGTTTCATAAGGTGCGGTGTGGTTATGACATCCAAAGAAATCGTCACATCCCATCCGTTATTGGACATCGGAAACTCATAAGCCGAAGCTCCTCGATTTAAAACGGTTGGTCTGTCAATTTCATCGGTGATATAAAACCCTTCACCATCACCCAATCTGTCCCTGTCGGTATTGCAGATGAAACCGCAATACCAGCATCTGTAAAGTTTGTTGGACTGGTCTTTGGCGACCCGTCCGTCGATATATCCTTCCGCGCCGAAAATACCTATCGTCCGCTTCTGTCGCGGCAGTCGCCTCTTATCGTATCTTCTTATGCGGCTATCTGACATTTATCCAATCCCCAGCGAAGCAAGTTGCTCGTCATTGAACAGCTTGGCTACATCCGCTTCCAACGGAGATAATTTTGAACGGTCATAAGTCTTTGATGTCACCACCGCCGCGCTGGGAACATTAACGCCAGTCGGTATCGGAGATGGTTTACCGTGGACTGTTGACACCTTCGCCGGTTTTACTTTGTTCAAAATAGCCTTGGTCGCATTACGGTAATTGATAACGAAGTCCTCTTTGGCATCGCCTTTGATTACCTGATTATATGTCAGGTCTTTGGTATCGGTCATCAGCTTGAAAATTTCAGAATCTTCTTCTGAATCAAGGGTTTCCTCAACCAACCTGGTATAATCCTTTGCGTACCTTTCTTTCGCATCCTGAACCTCTTTCGTCTTGGCGGCATGGTTGGATTCCAACCTCTGAACGAACCGGTCTCGATCCTTCTTTACGAACTCCTTGATCTCTTCTGCGGTGGGATTCTCCGGCAGTTCCGGTTCCGGTTCAACAACGGGTTGAGCCGTTTGCGTACTGCGCTCCCTGATGAAATCAAGGGTGGACTTGATGTCCGTTAAAGTGTCCTCAAGACGCTTTACCTTCCTGCCCAAACGTGACTTCTCGCCGTGTTCAATCTCTTCAACAACGGGTGGCGTTTCGGCAATCTCTTCGACAGGGACAACGGGTGCTGCCTCTGCCGGTGGTGTTTCGACTTTTTCTGGTTCTACTGGTACTTTGGTTTCCGTCAACAGACGTTCTGCGTCGCTGATCTGCTTTTCCAGATCGACGTTCTCGGCATCGCTCATGTTTTGGAACCTCCTTTTAGATTTTCTGTTGCATCGTGATAGTTTTTTAAATCGTTGTAAATATCTTTCAGGTCTTTTAAAACAACCTTTAATTCAATAACGTCCTGCTGTTTTGCGTTTCCTGTTTCAATAATTTCGTTGAATATCTTGTTAATGAGTACCGCATGCTGGTCGAGTTTCCTCTTGAGCATGATGGAACCGCTGGTCTGAAGTTCCTCAACAAAAGGTCTTAACTGCTCGATGACCTTCTGTGCAACGATCTTCCCCTGTCCGATGTCAATCAACGACCTTCTTACTTCATCTGAAGTCATCACATTCCTCTCGCCTGTAATTCACCGGCTCCCATTTCAACCCCTGCCTGATTGGAAGTAGGGGGTGGTTTACCGTCCTTCGACCCTTCCACACCCTTTCCCTCCTCTTGTGGTTTCGCCTGCGAAAGTTTTTTTAACATATCGGCAATCTCGCGATATTCTGAACCCATCAGCATTGCCTGTTCCCCGATAATCATAGCTATAATTGGCATCATTTCCTTCGGGGCGATCTTGGCTAACCCTGTTATTCTTCCCATCATTTGATCCCACACACCGACTTTCTTCATCTTCTGGTGTTCGTTCTCAAGGTTCTCGGAAATCGGAACATAGGTATAGTCCGCGTTAGGATCGAAAGATTGAGCCAGTTCTTTCCCCAACATTTTTTCAAGGGTGTCTTGACGCATGAACCGGTAAGCCATCTGAAGCATCATCTGGTAAAATTCCACGTCAAACGAATAAGTCCAAGTAAGACCTTTTAAGTTTCCCCTTGCGGAAGTCCGGTTTTCAGCCCCTGACACAGCCGTTGCAGTCGTAGAAGTCTTCTCTGGAAGCCCACCCATCGTGGTCGGGAATACCGCGTCCATCTCCGAAGCGGTGGCCTTTATAAACCCCATCTGCTGTAACGCACCCTGGATGTTGTCACGGATAACCATTTCCTTGAGATCGTTGTCCACATTCTCCAAAAGGATCAAGTTCTCCGGTTCGATAAAGACGGTAGGGTTATTCTCAATGGCATCCCTTCTACCTTTTAAAACGGGGAGAGTCGCCAGCATAACCCTATCGTTAGATATGTTGAAGGTGTCATTCGCGGCAATGTTCATCTCACGGAGATTCTTCCCATCCGAAAGACCAGTATCTTTAGTGGGATGGATGTAACATAGCCCTCTTAAAATCGGTTTGAATGGTTGCCCTTTGGCATCAATCGCCCATGTCGGCCTAAATCCGATCATGGTATATTCTCCTCCGATACCGGCAAAGGTTACAATGGCTTCAACCATCTCGGCTTTGTCTTGTAGCGACCCCATGTTGTCGTATCCGGGTTCAATCTTAACAGGTAGTTCGTCCTCGTCGCGTTCCTTTACAACCGCCCATATTGCCCCGTAATGATCCAAGATGTCTAAAGTGGGGTCAACCGTGCGATAGAATTGAGACTTTGTACTATATGCGCCGCCGAGTTTATTGAATGATTCCTTTGATGTTTCCGTTTCCTGCCCTGATCTTACCCTTCTGTCTTTATCTCCACCGAAACATTTCTCCTGAAGGACATCTATATTAAAATATTGCATCGTTTCTTCAGCGGCTTTTATCTGGGAGAAAGTCTTTTCAGCGCGTAAGATGACCCACGGTTTCTGCTGGACTGAATACGAATACCCGAAATCCGTGAAGACGTTACGGGCATCGAATACATCATAATTTATCCGGTCATAAACAACTTCCTCTACCGGCATCGGTTCCTGCGGGGTGCTGACCGTCCGAGGGACAGCGTTCCCCTGCGCGTCAAAGTCGTTGACCTGTTCGGTCTTCGGAGGCTGTTCAACCATCTTCATTCTGACCTTCTGTTCAGGCCACATCACCGCATAGACCTGCCCGAAGACCCAGTTGATCGTGCGTCCTCGTATCCTCTTGTGGAAATGATAAATGTCTTTGATATTGAGAAGTTGGTTGATGAGTGTCTTGGCGGCTTTCGCTTTCATCTTGTCTTGGGGTTGGTTGCCCTCAAGGTAGATGTCAACAAAGTCCCTTGATTGGAAGTCCTGCGCCGCCCATGTCGCGGTGTCGGTGAGCATGTGAGAAAGAAGCAGTCCAATGAAAATATCCGATTTCCAGTCATAGTTCTTTTCAGCACGGACAAGCTCCACGCAATCTAATATTGCTTCGTAGTCGCTGTACTCTTGTTGATTATTGGATTTAGAAGTCGTGTATCTGGTGTCTATGACGAGAGATTTTATAAAAGATTCAGACTCTTGGAACTTATGTTTATCGTAGGAATACTTTTTCTTTTTAGCCATACGCCCTCTATTCGTGGTGGTTCTGAAGACCCCCAGGAACCTTTGAAATGAAACATGGTGTGAATATCTTTCTCAGTGTGTCACCGCAATACTTACATTCTATATCCTCGTCATACTTCGACAAGGGAACGATCAACTCGAACCCCTTGTTGCACTGATCGCAATGATAGAAATACATCGGCATATCAAGCCCTTCCGTGAAAGTATTTGGACTTCTGGAAATCATCTCTTGGGGTGTAGTGATACCCGCCCGCCCTGAATCTTGAATCCTTGAAAATCGCTTCCAAACAACAGTTAAAATGACTCCACTTCTGTTCTCGTTTGTCCTTCGGGTCTTTCGTGATAATCGAATCCCTTTCGACCCATGTTTCCATCTTCCAGTTTTTTAAACTTAACGCCACCTGTTTACAGTTGTCCCAAATCCAAAGTGTCGGCAACCGCCTTTCTACTCCGTCTACCTTCTGAAGGTTATTGAACGGCCTTCCGCAGATGCGGGAGTTAATCAGTCTTTCCCTTACCTTGTCCTCGCCCTTGCGGGTCTTGTCGTCCCATGATTCCCACGAAGAGCCCTTGTCGTATCCGAGCTGACCCGCTTCCCTGAAAATCCTGTTCATGTCTTCCGTGGTGGAAGTGTTTGTGTTTACTTGTTTTTCGGAAGCAAGTTTATCAATGAGCCTTATTCTGTAATTGTAGTCCAGACTCTTTTCGATGATCTCCCTGCAAATACCAAGCGTTGTCCATGTATGCGGATCGGGATTCATCTCGTCCCACACAAAGGCCTCGTCATCAGGTGAAAGGGCAATCCACGTTATCGCCCATGGGGTTGACTGGTGATAGTCGATCATCTGAGCGAACTTCCAGTCCTTCGGTATCCCATGAGGGAAATGCTTATGCCCGTCAATCACATGAAGCGACCATTGGAACTCTTTGTGAACCGCCCCCGTGATCTGCCGGAACACCCCGTATCTACGCATGGCGATGGTGTCCGCATCGTCATACATGAAAACAGAATCAAGATACTCACTTACATTGCCGTAGGGGAACTCTTCCGCTTTAATGAGCCCCTTCTGAACTTCCTCAAGTTTCTGTTTCACCAACAATTCAAAGATCGGGTTGTCGTCTGTTGCCGCCTGTAATACACAGATGTCTTTTTGTGAGTCTGTTCTCTCGATTTGTTTTACCGTCTGACCATACTGCTTCTTTAAAAACGCCCTCACCGCCGGAGTCCTGATGTGTAGTCTTGCCCTTTCGTAAAGCTCGGTGTACATCCACCCTGCTTCCACCGGCGTACACCCCACCATGAACTGACCGTTGGTCGTCGCAAGTCTCGGCAGAGCCTCTTCGTAATAATCGTAGGGACATACCTCATCGGGGATTATCGCCCTTCGTTCAACCCCCGCACCTGCTTGAGAGGACTGCCCGTAAGATGTGAACTCAAACTGTGCAGGCTTTCCTCCCAGACTCGGCTTGTAGGTAATTACCGGAACCCTGACAGTTATATCCTTCACAATCATCGGAGCCGGTAACTGAAGTTTCAAAAGAGGATAGACCGTGTTCTTGACTTCGTTATTCTTGTCTTCCGGAAGAAGTTCCGATGCGAACCTGATAACCCTACACTTGTCTCCGGGTTTGATGTTGTGGTCATCGTTTTTACTGAGACCCATCGCACGGTAAACCATCAGCCTCGTCAGCATCCTCGTCTTGCCCAACCTGTTCCCGGTGCAGAGCAGAAGTATCTTGTTCCTGATCTGGAGCAAGGTGCTGAACACCGGTGTCGGGATGAAATCCACAAACCCGATGTAAGGGGTTAAATCTACATCGTTTATGTTTTCAATGAGCCGGTCATCCACTCCGTTTTAATATCCTTCCTTGATCCCGCCGCACTCCGTACAACCGCCATCTCCCACCTTCGGCCCTATTGAACCCTTATACAAATCCTTTGAGATAACCAAGTCCGCATGGTCGGATGCTAACTTTTGAAGTTCCGAGCCGAGTCCCGCCTTCCCATGTTTGACGTTTGGTGCAATGCCCTGATAATGTTTGCCGCCTTTCTTTGCCATTTTACTTCCTCCTTTGTTTAATTTCACACGGAACCCCGAAGGCGACCACACCTTCTGGGATGTCCTTATTAACGAAACTGTACGCCCCTATCACCGATCCTTCCCCAATGGTCACACCGGGCATGATAAGACTGTGAGAACCTACCCTGCAACCGTCTTCCAAAATAACTTTTCCTCTTTTGTTATCTATGGTGGATACGGAGTAAATCAAACAATGCCCGCCAATCTTTACATCCTCCCCTATTTCCACCCCTTCTTCTGCCTGGATATAAGTCCCGTAACCTATATCGCAGAGACCTTTTAAATCCGGCATTTTAAAGTTTTCCGGGTTTCTCACCATCCATCCCCATTTTGTAGGGACTCTATCAGTAAGGTATAATTGTTCCCTCATATTAAGTCGTCTTTCTGGTAATCTCTTAAAGCCTTCGTCCCCAAAACATCGTCCCACATCGTAGGGGGGAGTCCTGTTCCGGGTCGTTTGGTTGTTAAGTTAAATGCGCTGAACATCTCCCCCACGTTAATCGGGACGGAAGCAACGATGCTTTTACGCATAAAATCTTTGTTTTTCAGTTCCGATTCAGACGGTTCCTTCACACCGTTTCCTAACGATGATTCAACATTCCGTATCCCTTGAACCATCTTTGCGAACTCACGAGGTTCCAAAGAAGACCTGTGATCCGGGCCGGGCATGTTCCTGTCTAAAGTAAAGTGCTTTTCTATAATCTTTGCCCCCGCCGCAACGGAAGCTATTGGAACCTCAATCCCTTCCGTATGGTCTGAATACCCCACCGTACACTCAGGGAACGATTGTTTAAGTGTTTTGATAGCGTTTAAATTCACGTCTTTAAACGGAGAAGGATACTCGCTGTTGCAATGAAGTATTGAAATTGCCTGCATCTGTGTCCCCGATTCAAAGAGTTCGTAAACAGCGTTTGCCACTTCAAGCATGGTGGACATCCCGGTGGAGAGAATAATTCTCTTTTTCAAAGAACCGATCTTCCTCAAGTAAGGCACGTTAGTGATCTCGCTTGAAGGTATCTTGAATATCTCAAGACCTATTCTGTCTAAAACGTCTATACTTTCCAAGTCATAGGGTGCGGAAATAAACTTAACCCCTGTTGAACGGCAGTGAGCCAGCAGCTTCCCGTAGTCTTCATCTTCCAGTTCGAGGGACTTCAGCATCTCAAACTGCAAACCATCTCCCTGATAGGGGGCTTTAAGTGCGTATGAAGTGGAAAGTCTTTCCGCTTTAAACGTCTGGAACTTCACAGCATTCGCACCTGAAAGTGCCGCCGCATCAATCATACTGATTGCGATTTCCAACCTCCCCCCGTGATTAACACCACACTCGGCTATTACCATCTCACACCGCTTGGAAGATTAACGATCCGGTCTTCAAGCCACTCGGAGTTTTCCAGCGAAACCTTCTCGCACCCCTTATACATTTCAAGGTTCGTCATCAGCGTCCACACGGGCCTGCATTCAATCTGTTCGTTTTCTGCACAGGTTAAAAAACCGTCTCTTTCCTTTTTGTCCTTCATCAAGATAGCATTCAGCCAGAAGTTCGACCTCGCGTAAGGTGGTTCATCAATGAAATTCTTAAAGAACCTTTTATAAGCGTAAGCCGTCTGCCTCTTATTCTGAAGGATTATGGGCAGATACTCCATCATCGCCAACCCTAAAGCAGAGTTTAAGTTGGACATCTTGTAATTGAACCCAACCTCTTCGTGGATGAAGTGTCTTTTATGGGGTACTTTGGCGGTCTTCGAAAGATACCCAGCCCTCTCCGCGAGGCCTAAGTTGTCCGTTATTATCATCCCCATCCCACCCGCGGTGACGATCTTGTTGCCGCTGAAACTGAAGACTCCCATGTCCCCAAAGGTTCCGACATGCCGGTCTTTATAGATAGACCCCAGCCCTTGTGCAGAGTCCTCGACTACGGGAATTTTAAACTCTTTGCAAATCTCAACAATCTCGTCTATCCTCGCAGGATGCCCAAAAGTGTGCATGGGGACACACGCGGCAAACTTCCGTTTAGGATTCGATTCTAAAAAGGTTTTCAAAGAACGCGGGCTAAGACCCAAAGTATCCAAGTCAACATCCATAAAAACAGGCTTCGCACCACAGTAGGAAATGACGTTTGCAGTCGCCACAAAGGTCAGGGACTGTGTTATAACCTCATCCCCTGGCTTCACCCCTGCTAATAAAAGAGCAAGGTGCAGGGCTGCCGTACCGCTCGACACACCCACCGAATATTTAGCACCCGTAAACTCCCGGACAGATTCCTCGAACTTACCCACATAGGGGCCGTCAAGAACCCACCCCAAGTCTATGCAATCGTTTAAATACTTCTTTTCGTTGCCCCTGAAAGAAGGTGCGTGGAGAAAAGGCTTCTCGTAAAGAGACTTTATATACTCGAAAGAATCCACTCATCCCTTTCTTTTCAAAACGCTATACTCAGTAATCACCCCAAAGGGGATCCGGATCATCCTCGAAACCATCTGGGCAATATCCATGTCATCGTCATACTTGCAGCCGCTTATCGCAATATAGTTGTCATCCACGCCAAGAACGTAGCCAACACTCCTGACCAAAAGAGTATTTCCAAGTTCGTCATTCAAATATTCCGAAGCCTCAGTCCAACCTCCCTGATGAGGGGAATAAGCGTCAGCCCAGACGATCTCAACTATTGACCCTATGGGAATCTTCTTCTTTGCCTTCATTCACAAACTCATTCAGTTCCACAACCTTGTCCATCGGGTCATCCTTATACCCTCCGAAACAAGCATTCAAAAAGTCTACCCACCCCATCCAGTTATGCCACATCGTCGCGTAAGGATTAACCCCTCGATGGAATATCAGCATCCTTCCTCACCGAAGGAACCCCCTTCCCAAACGCCCTCTCAAGCTCCTCTCTCCGAGTCCTCTGCTCGATGTCAGGAGCATCTTTCCGGTTTACAATCCTCTTCTGAATGTCACTGTCAATCATTGTATTTCCTCCGTGGAGACATGGCATTTAGTTGAATAATAATACCTACTTCTGAAAATGGCTTTTTTAGCATCCGTGTGCTTTGAGGGATAAGTCAAACGGCCAACGGGTACCCTACGCGAACCGGTCTCCCCCCAGGCCTCCCCCTACCCCCTGCCACCACAACAACATATTATTTTCATTCACTATTTCATTCATATCGCCATTTCATTCATATCGCCATCATATAGTATAGCGTCTGCTGACTTACCATAGGGTGATCCATTGGCTATGGTATGGGTATAGCTATGGGTATATGTATATGAATGGGGTATGGGGTATGCCAATGGTATCAAGTAGTTGGTCATTCTATTAGGTTCCTACATAGGGAATCGAATAGAGGGTTGTGCGGGTTCGCCTGGATCATTCCATCACTATCCGCTTGTACCTGAAGTACCATCTCAGGACCTGTCCAATGGTATTCCTTTCTTACTGGATCATACCATGCAACAGCCTCTGTCATGCTTCCACCTCTTCTGCATCTATATAACTTGAACCTGTATCGCCTTGCACTACTCTACTGAAGAGTTCTCTTACTATATCTGGGGTCTCTGTTCTGTTGTCATTGTATATCTGCTGGATGTAGATAGACTGTTGGTTACCGGGAAGCAGTCCGGCTGATTCCATGACCTTGAGGCTTGCTTTAAAACCGTGTTCTCTTGCCTGGCTGTCTTGGTCTTTAGTCTTATAGGATTCTATGCAATGATGGATATTATCGGCGGCAATGGGCAAAGTCTTCTCTATTAGATTAGACTGCAGCCGATCAAGATATGCTTTGACTTCGGGTTTGGATAGCTTCCGGCTGATAGTGGATTCGTGAACACCCTCTTTACTTGCTATTTCTTGCAGGGTCGCACCGTTCATTCGTTCATCGGCTATTTGAAGGATTCCGGCTGTCAACACTAATTTTCACCCTCTTCAATGGGTCTGTGGTGGCTCAGGTTCAATTAAAACCCTTGATGCCTTGTCTATATACCTGCCTAAAGTGGCTTTCAATCTTTGGCGGGATTTCAGTGCTCATATCATTTTAGAACCTGTCCCGCCATTGGTCGCGCTCTTGATACTTGCAGCGGACGTTTTATGTTGCACACCACACCCCAGGCCATGTCGGGTACAGAGGATATTGCGGCTGTGGTGGATAAATAGGATATGGCACATAATGAGGGAATGGCTGAATCGGCGGATTTTCTG